CTTCGGGCTACTTCAGGAATCTCTGAAAAACTTAACAATTTAATTATATCTAATTTTAATTGTTTTGTTATTGTAAAGCTGTGTGCAATCTTATCATACATCTTGTTGCCACGCTGTACGTATTCTTCTTTTATACTTCTAAATTTTGTTTGTGATTGAGCTAAATCAGCTCTTACAATTTCTGATGATAAAACTATCTCGTTGCTATCATTAGGGGATGCAGGGAAATCTTCTTCTGTATTGAAGTTCCATCCCATTGATTGTACTTCTCTTGAAACATCATTGAGAATAGTCTCAGCAGTTTCAGCATCTAATAACCCTGATGCTAGTGAGCTTACAGGGGCTTCACCAATAGTAGACAACATAGCGTTGACTGCTTCTAGCTCTGTAGTGGGTGTTGTTATTGACATTTTTACCTCAATGAAAAAATAAAGAGAGAAGCACCCCCGAAGGGATGCTCTCAATTAGACTAGCTTACGCTACTAAAGCAATAGCTGATTTGCTACGAAGTACGTTATGACCCATTGCATATTTAGCAACCATCAAAGTACCTTGACGTTCGATCTGGTATTCAGACTCAACGCCTAGATCAAGCAACTTAACTGTTGCCGCAGCGTCTTTAGTGAACATAAGACCTCTAAGATCAGCATCACGACCTGCATAAGCAGCAGCTCTACCCGCTTCGTTAGTACCTGAAGGAGTAGGAGTTGACTGAGCAGCAATCGGTAGGTGGTTAGACATAAAGATTTTAACGCCGCCTACTGTAGGAACTTGACCAGTTGCAATACTACCGTTACCGCCTTGGTCACGGTTAATAGCTGTACTGTCAGCGCCTAAAAGTAAGTAGTAAGTTTCTGGATTCAGAACACAATACTTCTCACCAGTTACGTCATGCTTGTCGAAAGTTTCTAAAGCTTTGATGATACCGTCAACAACGTCCTGAGCGCCTACATCAGCAGTGCCTTCAGCAGCAGGAGTCTTAATGTCAATCTTACCAGCTTCACCAGTAGCACCGTTAGATAGATTAGCAAAGTCAGCATTTTCCCACGCAGCAACGAGATCACCGTTACCACCACCAGTTGCAGCAGTGTAGATTGTTGAGAAGATGTTACGGTCAGCAGCGTTAGCTAAAGCGTTACCCATTTCTGTTGAGTAGATAGAACGCACGTCATAGTGGTTCATTGCCTCATCAATTTTAGGTACGAAAGCTGAACTTACTAACAAGTCATCAACTGTTACTGTGATTTCACTAGCGGGTACTGAGCCACCATAAATGATCTCACCTGCTGAGTGGTATGCGGCAGTAGTAGTTCCGATAGATGGGAACTGAGCTGACTTACCGTTTTTAATTGTGCGAACTCGGTGAAGAGGCATCGCTACGTTTTTTTCTTCAAAAGCAGTTAGGACTTCACCTGAAAACTGCTTGAGGAATAAAGCTCGGTTATCTGCTCCTGAGCCTTTACCTAAACGAGATGTACTCGTTTCTAATGTGTTATTCCATGGCATAATTTGTTACCTTTTAAGTTAAATGTTTAAATGAATGATTATTCTACTCAGTCACTTAACACTTATCCGTTCTCTGAGATTATCCTTCGCAAAGGGTCAAAGGTAATAAGTTTTCGTGTTGTTGTTACTTTTGGAATTAAAAAACCTCCCGAAGGAGGCTAAAAAGAGACTATGATACATCGCTACGAGCTAACTTGCTCGTAACTTTTTGGCGATAAGACGAATCACTCTCGTATCTGGGATCCCTCATGTCCGCTGTGACTTGCGCCCACGAACTATAAGTACCGCCTGTTGAGTCATTTGTTTGCCCACCAATTAAAGATGGATCTACTCCCTCAGCAGCTTGATACTTCTGTGTTAAGCCTGACACCGCCAGTTTAACCATATCAATGTCTCCAGAGTCTACAGCACGATCATAAGCAGCGATTTCTTGTGGTGACAAGGAATCAGCAGCCCATGCAATCATCTGATTATAAGACTCTTGACCGCCTACAGTATCGAAGACAGCCGATTGGTATTCAGCATTAGAAGCCTCTTGGCCTTTAATCCATGTATCTACCAATTGTTTAGAAAATCCTGCTTCTTCAAGAGCGCCATAAGCGTCCTCAGAAAGACCTCCTAGTTCATTGTATTCACTTTGAAGTACATCGAAGTCTATGCCTACATTATCTAACGCTTCTGCAACCTCAGTTGCTTCGGCATTAGGTGAAGGCTCTTCTTGTGCTTCCTCAGTTTCTACAGTTTCTTCATCGGTTCCCGAACCCATCTTCTGTTCTAATTGGGCGTAAGCTTCTGCCATTTGTTGGGCATCTGTAAACTTGTCGGGTAACCATTCAGGGCGTTCTTCAGCATCAGGATTGTTATTAGCCTCAAGCTGTTCGCCCTTTTCTATCATTGCCTGTACGTGTTCAGGATTCTCACCCTGCTCTTCGTAAGTTGATATATTTTCTGTACTCATACATAGTCTCTTTTTAAAAAATTAATTACCAAGCCCTGCTGCATCGGCTATTTTCTTAGCTCTAGTTTTTAGGGGCTGTCTTTTACCTTGCGGATCTAGGAAAGAAGTAATGCTTTGCTCTCTTACCGTCTTATCATCTCCAGCTCTCATGGCTTTCAATAGAGATGGCCATTTGTTTTCCTTAACTGAACCTGTATTAAAGGCTATATTGACTAGAATATCTTGATACTTCTGAGGGAAGGTGTCGAAATCTTTGACATTCTTCCTAACTATATCAGCGTGTTTCTTTATGTCTTTACGGAACAACTTAATAGCGTCATCATTAGAGATGCCGTTCTTATAAGTGCCAGCATCCTGCTCTGCCTGTGTTATCTTGTGTCCGTAACCTATAGTATCTAACCCACCTTCAGGTGAAGCATGGGCAGTCCACATACCGTCCTTTAGTCCTACCTTTTGTGCATTCTCTACCTCAGCTAGTGAAGTTTCAAAAGCACTAAAAGGTTCGGGAGGAACGGTAACAACTGGCTTTGGATCGTTAAGGTCTATGGCTTTAGGAGCTTTATAAGACTCTCTTGATTGGTCAAAGGTAACATTCTCATGTTGGTATGTACCAGCACTGTCACCAGTATCTATCTGTACAAAATCCATTAACCCTCCTGTGGAGCTGCAGCTTGAGCTATAGCTTCTGCTGCACCTTTAGCCATTGCAGGTGTAGCTTTCTCAGCTAAGGACATCATCTGCTGTTGTTGCATCATCTGTTCTTGCTGTTGCTGTGCTTGTTGCGCCATCATCTGCTCTTGTTGTTTTTGCTCAGGTGATTTAATAAGACCTTGGGTGTCTATACCTAAGGACGCTGCAAGTCTTGAAATGTAATCTTCGATATTCATCTGACTTGAAATAACTTCTGCGCCTAAAGGTTGTAAGTATTGTAAGAAAGCTGAAAGCTTGTTTAAATCCTGACCACGACCTAGAGCTTCAAGACCTGTTACAATCTGCGGCTTCAAGGTGTCTTTAGGGAACTTAGGCATCTTCTTCTCTTTCTGCATTTTATTCAACAGTAGATTAACAAGTGGTACTTGAAATTCTTGAGAGAGGACGGAGTAGATACCACCTAGGGCAGTTTCTAATTCCTGTGCCATGTAACGTACCTCTTCGGCAGTCACACGTTCAGCGTTACGCTGTACTGAGCTGTTCAATAAGAACGCAAAAGACAAACGCTCTGTGATTGTGTTCATTGTTTCTTGGGCAACTCGGAAGTCGTTAAACTTGTTAGCCTGTAGTGTAGTCACATCGTTGGCATCGCCAGATATGATACCACCATTAGGCGAGTCTGCTATGCTACGTATCTTAGTTGTACCGTTAGGTCTAACCATAAAGAGAAGTTTAGACGATGCTGCACTTCCTTCTACAATAGCTTTTGTTAAAGCCTCTAGGGATCTTACATCACCTACGTATTCCTCAACAAAACCACGACCGTAGTCTTCACCATCTATAGCTATGAAGCGCAAAGCCATCCAAGGTAGTTTATCTTCTGGGTACGAACCCATAGATTTTGGAACTACAATGCCGTGAACTTCTTGGTGAACCTTAAATAATTTACCTTCACGTTTAATGCAGGTAAAAAGGTCACACTCTTTCTTGCTAGACGATTCTTGGTATTCAGGGTTTTCTATAAGAGCTTCTTGGACTTCACTGGGTAGCGCATCATAAGCAATAGTTTCTTTAACTACAACCTTTAGCAGGTTACCCATCGTGTCCCTTTGGACTCCATAGCGGTCTAGTCGAAAGACCTTCATACCGCCTTTGGGTGGTAGATGCACTAAGGCATTGCCACTAACAATGAGCTGTTTAATAGCTTCAAAGGCAGGTACACGAATAGCTCGTGATTCAATTTCTTGTGTGGCACTCCGCTCAATACGAGCGAGAGCCTCCTCAACCTGCCCCCTAGCATCACCACCTAATTCGACTAAATCATAATCATCAATTGTAAGTCGGAAGAACGGTTCGTTAGGAGGGAGGAGGGTCATAAGGAGTTTAGAGGCTAAGTTGTTAACGCCTCTAGCTCCTACAGACTGA